GTGTGAGTCATGAAGCGTCTGTTGGTCCGTACTAACCGGCTTGTTCGCATCAGCGGTGTTATCGACATTCCCCAAGCCGACTTGACCCTTAGTAACTCCGTGAGGGTTGTCGGTCCGGCCGGTATGAGAAGAAAGCTGTGCTATAGACGTCGCATCCTGGTCATCAGCCCCATCTTCAAGGTTAGTGATCCTGTTCCCGGCAGCGTTCAAGTCTTCGCTGAGTTCAGGGGATTCATCTTGGGAGATGGAGGTTAGTCCCGTATCCGCTTGGCTCCAGGTCGATCCGTTGAAATTCAGCGCAATATCTTCATCATCTACCCACAGGCGCATTCCTTCCTTCGGAACGATATACCGCCACCCGTTCGAGTAGTACGCTATCTCTCCATCATGAGATACCCATTCACCCGTAGCCCCCACCGCGACGAGATACGCATCTCCGTCTGCAGGATCCGGAGGAGCTTGGGTTAGATCCCGGTCGATCACACTCATCTGAACTGCGACATCAAGCCTATTCAGAGCCTCATTGATTGGGACCTCAGGAGACTTCTGGTCCTCGACCAGCCGAACGATGGATAATTTGGATGTCGAGCTCATGCCTTCTCCTAAATAGCGCTGAAGTCAACGAGGGTCGTTGTCTTCGTAGTTCCGCCGTTGTCTGTTATCTTGACCATAATGTCCCCATCATCTCCACTGCCTGTCCCATCAGATTGCCAGATGATGGATGAACCCGCAGGCGGATCCGCTGGATCAGAACTAAGTTCCTGCATGGCAAGAGGCGGTCGAATCCACGCAGATCCGTCATAAACCAACAATAGATCCTCATCAGCGATCCATGCCTTCATGCCTTCCTTCGGAGGGACGAAGCTCCATCCACCGCCGTTGAAATACGCGACGTTCCGTCTTCACCGTCCCAATCTCCGGTCGCGGTTGCAGCAACAATATACGCGTCCCCTTCGGATTCTCCCCCGGGAGGTCCAGTGAGGTCGCGATCGAGGATGTTCAGGATCGCAAAGACGTCCAGAACCATCATCGCATCATTTAGCGTGACGTGGGCTAAGACGCCTTCGATGAACCGGTTGATCAATAGATTCGGTGTAGAGCTCATATTGTCGCCTCTCCCTTTCGGCCTCGTCCGACCGAACTGTTGATCTGGTAGATCCGAACAGTAACCGGGTCGCCGGGTGTCAGACCATCTGAAGTCTGTTCTGCTGCTGTGTACTCCGCTGTTTCAGAATCAGCTTCGATGGTTCTGAGAACCGTGGAGCCGGACATAATGTCCACTTCGTACGCCTCCGGATTCTCATCTGGCATCAGCGGGGCAGATCCAGGGCCGGGGATCACAGTGGTGATCGCTCTGCTGCGCCTCTGCCATGAGATAGTCAGGTTGTCCGAACCGTCGCGTTCGCCTTCTATATTCGCGGGAGAAAAAGACTTCAGCGTCTCAGCGTTGAGCTCTTCCGTTTCGGAATCAGCGACACTAACGTCTCCGCCACTACCGATAGCCTTGAATTCTCTTATGGTCCCAATCGCAGAAGAGGAGATAGCGATGAACGCTACGCCCCCGCCGGTCAACAACACTCCACGATCTGATGAAGTATGCGCATCCGTGTGTTCCTCCGTATTTCGAAGACCGCGAATCAGGTTGCTCAGTCGATACTTGTTAGTATCGATAAGCGTCGCTGTCTGGAAGGCGATTATTTCCTGCCCGAGTAAGAGAACGTTACTCCCGTTCAGTACGTTGTCTTTTGAATCGCTGGCAAGTTCTCCGTGAAGGACTGTGACCTCTACTGTACTGCCGCGATCCCACACACCAACCGGACCATCCGGAAGTGCCGTGTTGGCTTGAACAATCACAGCTTCAGCAGGGAAGCCCCGGACCCTGTCGAACGTGCTGCCGTTAAAGCTCTCGAACAGGACTCCGCCTCTCCAGAGCGCATTGAAGTCCTTGGCGCTTGCAGCGAAGTAGTACCCTGCGGATACAGCATCGCCATCCCTAATAGGCGGAAGATCCATTATCAGCAACTCGACTTCCGGAGGTATATACGTCTCCCCGAAGCTAAAGTCGCCCTCTTCAGCGAGGATGTTCTGATTCAGCGCTTGCGATTCTGTTAAGAGGCCCTGCAACGATATGGACATATCGTTACCCTTCTCGATGCCAAGCACCCGCATCGTGAAGGATTCATTTTCATGAGTAAACGCGACACTGTCTGACTCAAGAAGGTGGAGAAATCGAGACGAAAGTTTGATCGTCACCTGCACACGCTCTGACCAGCTTCGCCAAAGCCTCCGCGCTGCGAAGTTTCTCGCTTCCTGCGCTGCCACGACCAGCGGGAGATCCACCGTTTCTACTACCTCAGATGGTCCGGAGTTCCTGCGCTCCCGCTGGCTCCCCCGTTGCAGTCTTCTCTTTGGATCGAGATAATTAACATTCACTTCTCTGGGCAAATCGAGACCACTAACAGAGCTCATCTCGAATGGGCTCATCTCGACGTCCAGGATATCTTTCGGATCAAGCGCCTGAGAAGGCTCATCTCCGAGATGAAAGAAGAACAGTGTGCCGTTGATCTCTTGGACTAATAGGTCGTAGAACAAGAGCAGTGGTTCCAGGGTCCTGACCGTACTCTGGGGGCCTGCAACAGCGTATCCGCGGATACATTGATTCACCCGAGTTACGTCGTATCGACTGGAATCAAGGCCGCCGAATTCGAGGATGTCCCCGATGGCCTCCCGCAGCGGCTTGCTCGCTTTCTCCCGAACTTCGAATTCGAAGTTCGGGAGTCTGTTGCCGAAATCGCTCAATTCCAGGTTCTTGATGACGACGTAAGCGTGGCCTCGGTAAGTCGGAGTATCGTCAATGCCTTCATTAGCTTGGATCGTCGGATCTGCGTTCTGAGAATCAGTCCCTCGATACACAGTCAGGGAAGTGTACCGTGCATCGGGCTCTCCGCCCTGTTCAAAGATCAATTTCCCGTTCGCCCAGACTCGCTGGATCCCCTCGATTTCGCCTTCACAGACCCCGATCGCGACATCGGTGAAATACGTGAACGTTGTCTGGGATACTTCGGGGCCACCCCCCTTTCCGCCGGACTTCTGTGTAGATGAGACTTCGCGAAACCGCTTGCCGTTAGAATCTTCGAATAGCCAGATCAGGTTCCCGGCGACACGAACCTGAGCTCCGAAGCATCTCCGTATAGGGGATCCCTCGCTTGCCGTCTGTAACTGTAAATCGTCAACCCGAGGACCCTGGATGTCTTGGCCTCGCTGCGCGGCGGGAAGCAAAAGAGTCTGGTCAATAATTGAACCGGCGAGACCACCGATAATCCCTCCAAGCTGCGCACCGGTGAATCCGAGGAACCCGCCACCGAAGATGGACGGCCCTATTGCAGACCCCACGATTGCCAAGCCTATAGTCGCCATTAGCAGCCCTTGCAGCCCCGCCTACGCTTTGCCCGGACCAAACCCGCCTTCGCCGCTACGGACGGCTTAAACGAAGCCTGTGGGCTTCCTGCGGAAGCCCAGCCAGTTGAATATGCCCGGATAATACGACTTGCCCACCAGTCGTTCAGGTTGTGTTCTACGACACGTCCTTCCAATTGCGTCGCGTGAATGATCCCACGATCTGTGAGGATCGCGGCGTGCTCAGCGTTACAACGCTTCGTTATCCAGAGGATCAGAACGTCACCGATCTCAGGATTCTCCGTACGAAAGAGTCCGTTCGCTTCAATGACCTTCAGCATCTTTTCTCCTGAAGCTGTCCTTTCGTACGACCGGATGTCTTTAACGTGGCCCGTGACCGCCTTGAATGAACATGATAACAGACCTACGCAATCTATGCCGAGCCTGCTTCGTCCACAGTGGTGAAACGGTGTCCCGAGGAATTCTCGTGCTTCACGAACTAGGTCTGCCTTACTTGGCATCAGGAGTATCCATCATAGCGTCGGTACCGGGAATCGTCGGGAAGCCTCCGTGGAGTTCGACATTATTGAACTTATCACGACACGTGCTGAGGAGCTTATCGCACCCCGGACTGATGTCTAATTGATCACCGGTCTGAACATCGTCGGGCAGTTTGAGGTTCAGGATCGCGATTTTCGTGACTGAGTTCCAATCCAAGATCTCAGACACCAACCCGACGTTATTCCCGGATGTCCACGTAATTTTCCCGTGATTGAACCACCCGTCTTCATCTGGGGCGCTGCTTCCGGTGACATCCAGGACATCTGTAACGTTCAGCTCAAATTCCAAGCGTGGGTCATTTACGGAAGTCACCTGCTTGGATGTCAGGGTCATGAGGTTCAGATCTACCTGACACCGGCTATCTCCCAGGTCGTACCTGCAAGTCTTCCCATAGACGTCGCCGACCTCACGTCGAAGCTTTGTCGGAAGTGTAGAAATCTGGACGTTCCACTGCTCCCCTGACCACACAGTCTCGACGACCCAGAAGTCCACAAAAAACAGTGCGCCGGCGAAGGGGTACCTCGCATCTATGAAGTACTCCCGAATACGAGCGTCGTTGTACCGACCAGCCCGAAGGTCATCGAATGTGATGCTATCTGAGGAGAGAACGCCGACGATCTCAGAATTTCGTTCTTTGAGGCCACCCTTGTGCTGGAGCGCTGAGGTTTGTACTCCACCGACCGGCGTAAACTCTTCGCCTTCAAAGATGATCAGACGATCTGTATCGGTGAAACGCAGGACCACCCCGTCCGTGCGCGTCACTTCGTAAAGACGAGCAAGGTGCTTCACCGTTTCAGTCGTAAGCCTGTTCAACAGGTTAAGCGGTACCGGCGCACTCATCTACTCTGTCCTTTACAGCTTTGAGGTACTCTCCTGACTTACTCGGTCCAATCGCATGTATTAGTCGAGGTCGAGCTTTGGCTTCTTCCTTGAGAGCTCCATAATCGTTGCTGCGATAAACCGTATCTATCTTTACGCCGCTTCGCAGCAGAACGCCCGTGAGCGTCAACTGTTCTACGCAACAGTTGACGTATGTAGCTCGACTGGACTTCAGTTGCCGGTCCAAGAACATTCGCATCTCTGGGTTCAAGATCTGAGATATCTCGTTTACGAACTGCTCGCGAATAGCCTCAGATCTAAGATCTACGATTCCTACGTTCACAGAGCCGCCGAATTCTATCGCACGTTCCCAAACATCCGGTACCTTCAGTCCATCCTTCGAGAGCTCTTTCACTGTTTCTGTGTAGACGCGGTTGAAGACGGCACCTCGTTCGATATGCTGAACACGAATGAAGTCCGTATCCGGAAGCTGCTCTGTCAGAAACGCATCTCCATCAATCAGAGTAAAGGGGGCTCGAAGTCTCCTCCACGCTGCTAGCTTTCCGACCATAAATAACCGAGGATCCTCTGCCAGATCGTCGAGCCAGAATCTCACTGCGGAGTACGGGCGAGCGTTTACTCGTGAGCTTCCAGGAGCATCAGTTATCAGTTCTATGTTTCCTCCGATTCGATGAACGCAGTCCGCAGACAACATGAACGAAGCGCGTAACGCCTCCCAGCTATCGAATCGCGCATAGCGAGATTCTGGGCGATGAGTCGGCGGCGACCAGAATACGTGGTAAAACATAATTAGACTCCCAGCGGCGGACCATAGAGATAGTTACAGACGAAGCTACCCTCTGCGGCCTGCGCTTCGTCATTATCAATGCCTCGAACAACACTGATTGTAGGAGTACCCGTATCTGCCCCGCCGATTCGGGAGTACGTCCCAGCAGGGGTGGGGCCGTATGATTTCGTTCCATGCCATATCATCGGAGCATTCGTTTCATTGAATTCCCCCTTCCACGGTCCCGCCCACCCTCTGATCTTCAGATGCCAGAGCTTATCGTCAATGTCGTAGTATGCGCCGTTTTCTACGCCTTCAAAAGACGGAGCAAAAGATTCGGCCCAAAGCGCCGTAAACAGCCACCGTCCGGACAGCGCCACTCTCAACTGACCTGCCCACGGAGTATCCCATTCTGTCTTATAGAGGGGCCGTAGAACGGCATCACATACGTCCACATCCCCCTCCTGAATAACTCCGCTCGGTTCGTTTGGATCTTGCCACCGAAGACCGAGGGTTGAAAGAATCGGAGAATCTTCGTAATGGACGAACCCGAATTCTGGATCACTCGCAAGACTTCCAACTGTGTTAGTCGGAAGATTTTGGAGACAGTAAGTATGGAACGGAGTGTCGTCTGTTCCGTCGGCAGTCACTATGCAAGATTGAGGTACAGGTTCTGAACATTCCACTACGTCGCAATCATCGTAGCTCTCATCCACTGCCACGGACTGTACGACGTCCTCAAAGTCATTGTGATCGCTCACAGCCCAACAGTTGCTGTTCGGTAGATCAGCGCTCTTTACAACCTTGCCATTGAAGTCCGCAAGTTCTGAATTGCTGAACACTACGCTCAACGAATTGTTGCAGTCCACTAGCTTCCAGGACGCGAACCCGCATGGCGGAGTCGCCAAGGCTGGCCGGGGATACACGAGAGTCGTCTTAACAACGCCGTGTGACCCGAATCGTAAGACAGATGGATCCGAGTACTCGAGAACAGTGGACACCCATTTCCCGAATCCCGTGTCATTTCGAGCAAGCCACATGCGCAGTCCGAATGCCGAATCGGCTTTACGACTTGCCGGACTTTTATAGTTCAAAACATCTGTCTCATCGAAAAAAGCGGAATCATCGAACCGACGACACACAATCCCCCCCGTACCGTCGGGGTCCATGACCGTGAATTCGAAGCCAAGCAGGAGATCCCGCGCGTCCGGCATGATCAGCTTGCGGATTCCTGCAGTCTGCGCAAGGATGAGACCCCTATCGTTATGCGGACTGAGCGAGTAATCGCTATTTCCGACCCACACCCCGCCGCCATAGTGGGATTTCTGAGATATCATCGGCCAGCGCCCATCCAGATCTTGGATCCACCAGAATCCAAAGTAATCCCTAATTCAACGAGATCGTTTGATCCCATTGTCATGACAGTGGCTGCAAGGTGGTCCCGCAAGGTGAACGTGTTGGATCCGATATTCACCACGACCATCAACGGCCACCCTGTTGGGAGATCCGTCGGATCGGGGAGATCTATGTCTAACCCTGTTGCCGTGGCATCGATCACCTGCAACCGGCCGTTCCCCAGCGCCAGGGTCGTGTTCTCGCTGATGCTGAGCTCCACCGCGCCGCCGAAGAACATGTCATCAGTCGCAGGTCCAGTGTCAAGTATCTCGACGATCTCGACGGGCGTATTTATCCCACCGGTTTCGAATTCAGAGATCGCTGCCTTCAACGCCTCATCGGACGTTTCACCGAACCGACAAGGAACGTCGAACTCGCACCCGCCGGTAATTGCATTGCCCGTTTGATCAGCCCCGAAAGTGATGATCCCTGTGGTCGTGTCCACCGACCACCCGGAGCCTGTATCTACTCCGTTCACACCGATCCTCACCGTTCCTCCTACCGGCTTGCTGATATTCCGAACTCTCGTGACCGTCCCTTCAGAGTACCTCTTGACAAGCTGATACTTTAATCCGGCCTCCACCTCGACCAGGACTTCATCGTCATGCGCTGGAGCGTCCCCGCTAAGTTCCAGCGCAACCGATGTTCCGGCGGTTGTGCAGTCCAGAAAGTCTTTGAATCGGAACCCGTGCGCTGCGCCCTGCATCGACACGAAGAAATTCTTCAGCGTCGTCAGTTGCTCCCACGTCTTGATCCCATAGGATACATCATAGCGATGCCGTCCAGAACTCCATCGTGAGAACCGTACTTCGTGTCCGCTGTCCAGAGGAAGCACGACCGTACGGAATCCGATGCCACCAGCGGAGCCGTAGCTGATATCCGTCGGAAAGAGGGTTTCGTAGAAACTCATACGTCACCTGCCGCGCGCCGCACCGGAGAGCGAAGAGCCGCTGCTACCTGAGCCCGACTACGTCGAAAGCTATCTGCATCGGGTGTCTGAATTGTGATGAACTGATTGACTGTCTGACCGCCCTGAACGCCAAGGTTCCCGTCTGGTCCTCTTTTCAAGGGAAGGATTGCTTCCGGACCGGCTTCGCCTGCAACGCCTGTTCCTCTGCCTGTCTGGAAGACCTTTGGTGAGTTCACGACCCCGCCGGAAGCAAAGAAATCGACTTCCTGAGGCGGACCTGTCAGGAGACCACCAGCAAACGGTTGGAAGAAGTTCTGAAACAGTCCTGACAGAGGAGCCAGCACGGCTGCTTGCAGCGCCAGATCGATCATCCGGGATCCGAGGTTTCGGAAAGCATCCTCAACACTTTCCGCACCCGTGACGATGTCCCCGAACGCGGCAGTCGTGGCTTCTGCCATGCTTCGGCTCAACCGTTCTACTTCGCGTTGTTGCCTCTCTTGTTCCGCTCGTGTCTTCTCCGATTCCTCTCTGAAGGAAAGTAGCGCAATCTCAGCATCGTGGAATCTTTGGATCAGGAGTGAGTACTCTTCTCGGACCTTTGCCACTTGGTCTGCATCTAAGTCTGCATCCCTGATTGCAGAATTAACTTCATCCCGTATGCGCTTGGTTTCCAACAAAAGAGAAGCTTCTTGTTCAGAAAATCCAGACTGCAAAGCAAATCGACGGAACTGCGTTTCCTCGGTTCGCTCCTGAATTCCGAATCCTTCTTCCAGGCTTTGCCTCGCTTCTCTGCGACGCCTCGCAGCTTCTGATTGAACTTCGATATCGTCACGCACGGCATCGGTGACACCCCTCTGGCTCCGTTCAAGCGCATCGTTGGCGTCGATCAGACGATTAATCTCTGTTAGCGTGACTCGGATGGTCTCCGCTTGCTCTTCGGTCGCACCCTGGAGCGCGACGGTCGCGAGAGCCTGCGCTTCCAGCTTCCGAGATACGCGATCACGCTGGTCTTCGTCGATCTTCAAAAGCGCATTTTCACGCTGCAGGCTGTCGACCATCTCGTCGAGGTCAGTGATGGCTTCTCGTCGGGCTTCACGCTGCTCTTCCATAGCTCGTGTTTCTGCTTCACGAGCCTCAGTCACTTCTTTTATCTGTCGTTCAAGTTCCTGCAACTGGTCAAGCTCTTCCCTAGCACCTTCGAGGAGAAGGTTGATTTCGGATTCGGGGAGGTTCGCTCTTTCTGCCGCGCTCCGGATTCTTCGAAGAGACGCCTGACGTTGGCGCTCCTCTTCGGTGAACCCGCCCACTTCGAGCTCTCGCAGTAGCTCACCGCGCTTAGAAACCAGTTTGTCAAGCTCATCGTTTAGTAGCTCTACGCCTCTGGCTTCTTTTCTAGCGGCCTCTTCGTTCACTCTAAAGGAAGTTACAGATGCTGCCTGAACTTTCCGGAGCTCCTCTAGCCTGCTTTGCAGGGCTTCGACGGCCTCACTTGTTTGGATGAACGCAACCCTCGAATCCCCGAGAAATGAGACCTCCGTCCCGAGTGAATTGAGAAGATCATCCAGGAATTTCGCATCCTCCCCCAACAATCGAACTAGCTGCTGTTCAGTGCGCCCGAGGGACGACCGACTACTGAGATCTTCATTTTCGAAGTCTCGGTTAAGCCGCACGAGTTCCCGATCTGTGCCGAGCTCCTCCTGCTTAGCCACCAGCGAATCTATCTGATCCTCTAAGGCTTGGATTGCAGCCGCTCGGGCGCTAATTTCTTTTTCTTCATCCCCGACTACCCCGGCTCTGATTGTTTTCTGAGTTGCTTCTCGCAAACGATCCAGGGTAGCGGCCAATTCTCTACCCTGTTCCTTCGCTCTTTCTAGGGAGCTTGTGAGCCTGTCTGTATCAGATGAAAAATCGACGAATGCCGTTGCCAGCGCAGCCACAGCAACGCCGATCGCGGTGATCGGGTTCTTCAAGAGCGCTACCCGGAGCGCTTGTACCGCTGTCGTCGTGCTTTGTATGGCGGCCGTAAGTCCGATGAACCAGGACGCGGCCCTCAAGATCAATATCGCTGATATCCCTGCGCTCAACGCAATCGTGGCTCTCGCAAGCGCTTCAATCAGGAACTTGTTCTGCTCAACAGAATCACCCATGCCTGCAAGTGTCCGAACCACGCCGGTCGCGGTAGTCACGAGATCCCTGAAAGCCGAGGCGAGACCCGCATCACCCGTGGCGAGCATGGCTTCTTGCAGCGCTGAAGTCAGGCCCAAGAGACTCGCGTTCAGCGAGTCATTCATGGTGTCCGCCATGTTCTGCGAAGCGTCTTCGGCGTTATCCGCTTCTTCGGTTAGCTCTTCCAACCTTTCGACGTTCTGCGTAAGGATCAATGCGGCGCTGGCGTTCCTCCGACCGAAGATCTCAACCGCCTGCGAAGCTGAGAGGTTCGCTTCTCGGAACCGACGGAAGATCTCGACTAGTGAGTTAACCGCGGGATCAACGTCTTCAAGCTCCAAGTTCAGCTCATCGAAGACATCCAACGCTTGACTGGTCGGCCCGAGCAGCCCGGCAAAGATACCTCGAAGGTTCGTACCAGCGAGAGATGCTTGGATGCCGCTATCGCCAAGGACACCGATTGCAGCCGCAGTCTCCTCAACGGATTTACCGAGGGAACCGGCAACCGGACCAGCGAACTTCATCGCTTCTGCCAGTTGCGTGATATCTGTGTTCGCGCGGTTGCTGACAGCGACGAGGACATCTGCAACACGGACCGTCTCTTCTGCCTGAAGGCCGAACTGGCTCAGAATGTTAGACGCGAAGTCCGCCGCTCGCCCGAGGTCGATGTTCCCTGCCGCTGCAAGGTTCAGCGTAGCGGGTAGCGCTGAGATAGCTTCATCAACATCGAACCCGGCCCGAGACAAGAATAACAGCGCTTCACCAGACTGGTTTGCGCTGAACCTTGTCGTCGCGCCTAAGCTACGCGCTGTTTCTTCCAGCCGTTGGAACTGCTCATCCGTGGCTTGTGTGACGCCACGGACGGTCTGCATCGTGAATTCGAAGTCGCCGAAGACGGAGATAGTTTTCTGAAGTACGACTGTAGCACTGATGCCCGCGAATAAACCGACGAACGCTCTTTTCAGCGTAGCCGCTGTGCGGCCGGTTTGATCCATCTTGCGATCAACGCCTCGCAGACCGGTTACGGCTTCTTTGGATCCCTTGCGGACCGACTCCAGAGATCGGGTTGCTTCCCGACTTCCCTGGCGCATCTTGCGAGCGTCGATTGCTAGGGGGAGGGTTGCCATGCTGCGACCGCTTGCTCTTATCAGCCATGATCGTCAAGTATTCACGATCCATAGCCATTATGAGTTCGAACCACTCTTCTCGTTCGCTTAGCTCTACGCCATGGAATTCCAGCCACGCTATCACTTCGGATGGCTGAAGCGGGTTCGCAATGCCGTATCCATAGGTCCGAGTTGCGCTCAGAGAATGGAACGCATTGAAAATAGGCACGAGGTCATCGTGTAGCTCCGGCTTGTTATCTAGCGCCGGAACCTCTATTCTGGTCTTCCTCAGTCGGCGGAGGCTGGACTCGTGCTGCCCATACTCGATTGACCATCTGAGGAAGGTTCGGAGTTTCCCTCATCGTCGTCCTTGAAAAGAGAGGGGTCATTCCCGAGGTCGAGGATGAGCCGGTAGAACTCAGGGTAGTCCTCGAGTAGTTGGATGGCCTTCTTCTCGCTGTACTCGATCTTATGGAGCTTGCCGTTCTCGTCCGGCTCTTCCAAGCCGTCCCAATCAACCAGAACGTGCCGAGCGATCGCCCGAATCAGCAGCGACTTGGACTCCTTCGGATCAGCGTCCCCTCGGCGAAGCTGATGCTTCATCGGCTTCCCGATTTGCCGAAGGTAAGACTCGTACCTTTCGTTCCCGATCCGGCAGATCTTCACCTGCAGATCGTGGCCGATCGGGACCCACACGCCCGAGGTCTCTTTTTCTTGGTTCGTTCCGAACTGCCTGATATCCATCTGAATGCCCTATTCTGAAAGCCCGATCCGGGTGGAGGCGTCCCGGACCGGGCGGACCGGTCTCGTTACGCGGCAAACTTCGCAATCTTCATAGTATAGCCCAAAGAGCTATCCATGAAAGCCTCCCATTGCAGATCCGCGATGATGTCTGTGTTCTCGCCGCCGGTTACTCGACGGCCCTGAGTAAACTTCACACTGGGCATCTCGAAGACATATGAGTTCCCAGCGATGTCGGTCACTGCGAGCTCCAAACTGGTAGTCGTGAAGTTCAGGTACTTATCGAGTAGCGCCTTCGTCGTGAAATACGCTTGCAGCGTACCCGAGGCAGTGAACTTGCCCTTACCTAGCGAGATGGGACCGAGAGACGCTACCTCGGGCCTCAACCTCAGGTTGTTCGCTGTGTTGATGTCAAAGGACAGTACGCCGATTCCCGACTCGCCCTCTCGTATCTGAGCAACGTGATCAACCGTGTTCATCACGATGTTGGAAGGTGCGGCGATATTGGAGCCGTCCCCGATGGTGGAACCGCCACCGTCATTCTCCGTCTTACCCCTGAAGCCAAGAACGCCGGAGATGATCGATTCTGAGGCGATGCTCAGAGAAAGCGTATCCACCATCATGCCGAGGTAGTAAACGAATCGATCGGCCGAAACGAGGTCTTCATAGGTTCTCTCGATACCGAAGGATCGGTGAGCTACCCCGTTGACCGCCTGCCCACCTTCGAGGATGGTGACAGATGCACCGGGGGTTTCATCCACCAGAGTACCGGCGGGGACGTGGACTTCAATGGAGGTGCTGCTTGACGATGTCACGCGGAAAAATCCGTTGTTGGCATCTTCGGCTGCCCCGGATACCTTGATCCACGAGCCGACGGCCGGGACTGAAGGAAATGCGCCCATACTGTTGATCTGAGATGTTGCGGCCACGAACACGACATCCGTGTCATCGCTCGTAACACTGTCGTCAGGAGTAAAATCCGCGGATCCAAGCGCAGCAGACAGAAAGGCATCGAACCCGTCAAATGACAGTTCGAAATTGATGTCCCCGCTTGCATTTACGCTGGTCCGATGGACATGCGAAGTTTGTCGGTCGTCCCGGATCTCAGGCGAACGAGTCGTGCCTGTTTCCTGCGCCAAGGACTCCGAAACGAACCGGAGGTCTTGCAGGGTCGGAGCACTGCCGGGTAACTCGCCCCATGTTGTTTCTTCAAAGAAAGCTAGTCCGACTCTATCTGCGTTGCTCATAGCGAGCTCCTTACTCTGTGTCGTCGTGTCTAAACGGACACGAGACGTTGGTTACGTGTCTTGTTCCTTGCCTGCCGAGACGCTGGATCTGCGGGACGAGGTAAACAACGGCATCGACCGTAACACCTCTGAAAACCTCGTCTATCTTATTCACAATAGCTCCAGTCGAAGCCGATCCCTCCCCAACAGGAGCATAGATATTTACCATCAACGATCCTGTGGTTCTGAACGTTCTCGGGTTGCCGAGTTGAGCTAAGGTTCGCTCCCCCAGTAGAACATGAGCTTCAAACATCGGCTCCCCGTCAGGGGGATCTATTTCCACGTTGTCGAACGTCCCCGCTATATTCAAGACATCTTGGACGAGCGTCTTCATTCGGCTTTGAACCGTATTGACAAGCTCATCCGGGGTCATTTGAACATCTCTCTCAGTTCTCCAAGCGTAACCTGAACCATCCCCTTCGGTGCTTGCTTGCTGAACCCCCCGATTGTATTCGGACCGCTACCGGGATACAGTCCGAACTCCAGGACTTCGATGTAATCGACGTTATTCGTTATCCATACGACTGGGAAGTTGCCCGACGCTATTAAGCTATTGAGGCTTCCAAGCTGCTCGAATCCTTTGGTTATCGTCGTAGTGCCGGACTTATCCGTTACGTTCAACTGACCAGTTGCAGGAGCATTCAGCGTTACCTGCCAGTTACCTCTCGCTCGACCGCCTTTCCCTGTCTGCGCATTGACCGGAGTCTTCATGACGACACGTCTCAGCGCTTCGAGAGCCACTTTCTTGATGAATAAGACGACTTGGTCTTCTGTGAGCTTCTTCGCCTCTTTGCTGAGTTCCCTGTTAAACTGCTCGAGGTTTTTCTGCAGCGCATCGGCCATCACTGCCTCCGCATTCGTATCTCCCACGCTGCAACCCTGTCTCCGCTGTGAAGCGGGGACAAGCTGACAATGCGGTACTTCGTCCCCGCGTTCTCGACTTCCATATTCACTTTCGGCGTGAAGTTCGTGGGGTTCTGAATCACTGTTTCCATGTCATCCAGTTTTATCGTCTCGCCATTGACGTATTGCTTCTTGACGGGTGAGGGCGGAGTCCCTTTCACTGTAAACGTTTCGCCCAGGAATTGGATCGTCTCACCGATTACGTGGCCGTCGACCTCGTCATCCGTTCCATCCAGCCCTCTCAGAAGACGCGATAAGCGATGGAGAAACGGGCCGCTGCCCGTCGTCTGCACCGTCGCGAAGGCCAGAACTTCATCGCCCACTTGGATACGATTTGCGCCGGCCAGAACCTCCTCATCTGTCTTGCTGACAACTCCGGGGTCCGATTCACTGCTTGCCCAATCAACTGTATTCGCATCGTCCCAGAAATCGGGTACTGCATCCCCCAGCGCAACCGACGTTTCTCCGAGGACACCAGTCGAGACCTTTCCGGTTTCTACGTTATAACTGGAATCCTGGGTACGGAACGTAAAGTCCGTTCCGTATTTCGAAAATATCGGCCCGAGCTTCTGCTCAATCTTAGTGTCAAGAACAGTGGTCATCCGCGATTTACTCCACTGACATCAACGAATGGCCTCAACAGCTTCCTCGCCAACGGGTACCGCTTTCTCGACGGGTTCGAACCAGCGAACTCCGTGTCAATGGTTATCGATCCCACCTTCACAAGCTCTGATTCCACCGGAGCCTCTGTTTCATCCGGGATCAGTGTGTCTCCGTTAATGGACGCGAGCGCTAGGTAAGCGGTCGCGTCCTTCACTTCTCTAGGGACCACAGTAGTCGAAACGATGAACTCATCTTCGTCGACCACACCCACCCTCGGCCAATCGAGACCTTGGGACTCAAAGGCTCGTCGGCCTCTCCACCGACTTGCGTTATCCACGTCAAGAGCTTGAGTCGCCAGCCGTAGCGACGCCTCCTTCTCTGCAGTCGTAGCATTCGTCCAGGCCGAGGGATTTCCGTGATTCGAGTGATACGTATCCGCTTCGGCGACGCTCGCATAACTATTAGCGTTCGCCAGCCCGGATCCGTCTTCCACTACGAAACTCATGGATTACTCAGGTGCGAGTTGCAGGTCGACCAAATCGACGACCAACGTATCGTCCTCGTCTTCGAAGCCGACTTCTGCGGTCCCGTCATCGAAAAGCGCCATCACAGTACCGAGGGAGCCGTCCGAAACCTTCACATTCGTACCGATCTCGATGGGCTTCGGACTCTGCACAGTGCTTTCCGGCGGCGAGTCACCGACGTAGGTGTAGCCCTTCTTCAAGTAGAGCTCTTTGTCGGATTCGTTTACACGAATCTTCCCGACGCCATCTTTCTGAAGTTCGACGGTGGGGATTGGCTTCGGCATCTCGGTTCTCCAGGCTAAAAGAAAGATATCAAAAAAGCTGAGGGCCGTCAGGCCCTCAGCTCCTATTTCGGACCGGCGTTACGTCCGACGGCCACGACACGCGAGGTTCGGATCGAGCTCACGGAATCCGAACAGCACGTCCAACGCGACCTTCACCGCCGAGTTGTCACCATCGTAGAACAGGCGGCTCCGGAGAGCGAGGCCGGTTCGCGGATCGGTAACAGGAGCGATCCTCGCCCCGAGCTCGTTCCCGAGATCGGAGAGAGGAGCCATCGCCAAGGCGAAAGCATTGCGATGGAACATCAGGTTTTCAGCGACCGTGGTCGTCTGATCAAACGTAATGCCGTCGTCTTCCGCCGCTTCCGCCGCGAGAGCAGGAGTGAAGTTGATCGTCAGGAGGTTGCCGGACGCGGAGGCGTCGGCGGTGATGACGTACCGCTGGGAGTTCCCGGCGATGATGAACGTATCACCTTCGTTGACATCACCGGTCAACGAACCGCTCGAGTCTTTCACGACGAGCTGAGTTTCACCCGCCGCGACGGTCGCGTTGACCTGAGCAGCCGTGCCGATGCTCAAAGAACCCGCTGTGTGACCCTGCACGTTCTGATTCGCGAAAAGGTTCACACCGAACTTCGGACCCATTCCGGCGGTTGTCTGGGTCTGGATGCCCATGTCACCAGCGCCTTGCTGCTGACTGAACGACGCGTTGTTGAGGAAAGTCTCCTCAAGCGTCCCGTCGATCATATAGTGCATCCGATCAACCTCACGCACCGGCGCTTCCGCATCGAACAGGATTCGACGCGGCGAGGTGATGTCGCTAGTCTGGGGACTGGACAGAGTTCCCGTCAGGTCGTAGACCCACGGGACGCGGTTGTAGAGCCCCGCCAGCTTCTGATCGATGTCATCAGCGAGAGCAAACGCCGCGGGACGGATATGCTCGTCGATGATGCGGCTCTGCGTGAAGCTCAGCTCCTTGTCGGTCAGCTCGAATTTCACTTCGCGCCAGTAAGCAAGCTGAATCTGGAGGGACTCGGTGTCCACGTCCTGAGAGCTCGACGGAGCGTCCTGAGCCGTGAAGGTCGAGGGCTTCCTGATGTTGATGAATTCGCCACGACGAAAGGCTCGTCGCTCTTCGTCGTATCCGCGGTGAACCCGTCCTGCCATACCGAGCGCCTTTTCCAGTTGGATCAGCGCCTCTTGGGCATAGAATTCCGGATTATAAAAGCCGAGAGTATTGGGCATTGTCGTTTCCTTGAATTGCAGTCAAATGATCACTGGATCACCAGTTCAAGACCGCTCTTCTCCGCTTCTGCTCGCGCTTGGCGGTACTTTGAAACGTCTTTTGCTTCGTCCCGACTGATGACATACGAGTCACCATTCGAACGGCCTGAACTGGAGCTTCCGGAGGATCCGCCTCCGGAAGAGCCGCTCGGCTTGAAGGCCGCGCCGAATTCCGGCTTCGCTTTGAGCTCATTCACGAACTCCGGAATCGACATATTATTCGTCGATCCCGATGAAGTGCTGAGACGGGTGTTACCCGTCTTCTCGTCCAAGACGACCACTTCACGCTTACCGTTTTCTTCATTCTTTCTCATCTGCACCGACCGCTCGATGAGGGGTAGGAGCAGATGGACGGAGCCACCCGCTTCGTTGATCGCAGTGATCGCCTCGTTCCGGACCATGACTTCCCCAAGCTGAGATTCCAGCGTCTCGGCTTCGGTCTTGAAGTTGTCACGCTCCGCCTCGAGATCTTCGCGAAGCTTCTTGGCTTCGTTTTCAAACTTGGTCTGGAGTTGCTGTTGGCGCTGCTCGATCGCAGCGCTAACGCGGGATTCGACATCCGCGTCATCGCCGAGTTCTTCGATCTTCTTAACCGCTTCGCGGGCAGTTTCGAGATCCAGATCGCCGACCCGCGACTGAAGCTCCTTATGAGCTTTTTCAGCCTTGGTTTTCGCCGACCGTTCTGATTCGAGAGCCTTCTTGAGACCCTGCGTATCAGCGAGCTCGACCCCGTTAGCCGGCTCCACGTCAAGGACAAACGTCTCGTCATCCTGCTTCTTGTAGAGCGCTGCGACGTTTTCGTCCAGCCCGTCCAGACTTTCCAATTGCGCCTTCAATGCCATCGCATTCATCCTTTCCGGCTTCTCGCCGAACTCGATTCAGGTGTTCGCATCCGACATCCCGCCGTATGCTCAGCATCCCGCTTATCACCAAACAAAGTTTATGCGGTTTTTCACGCGCGCGAAACCGATGTTTCGTCCTAACCGGTAGCGACGGTTCTCTCACCAGACCGCCATGATAAAAAGCGATCCGTGAGAGGCCGATCCTGCAAAAGGCCTCGCTCAAAAACGAAGATCTTCCCCTCGCTCAAAAGCTCTGGCTTTTGTTCCGCGGGAAGCGTGAGAAATTCGCCCTCCTCATCCTGGACAACGAGGAACGAATACCCGTCCTTATCAACCCACTCGAATTCGTTAGTCACTTGTATCATTCCACTCCACCTGCTTCACCGTAGTTACATCTAAATCTCGAAGCATCGCCGTTATTTCGTTTTCCTTTGAGCTCAAGAACGTCGATTTCCACACGCCTCCGATTCTCCGCCCCTGGAACCACGTCCCGAAGACTCGTGTGTGAGGCACCTCCTGAACAGTGACAAACTCCTTGGTACCGTATATCGCAATCGTACGAACTAAGGAGCAAGACTCACATGCACCCCTCGTGATTCTCCCGCCTGAGCGTTCTCGAAGCATATCATATTCGCGCAGAACACTTTCTTTCTCTGTTCTAAGAAGTCGGATCGTCTTCTGTGAACGACTACCGAATGGGAGCTTCACTTTCTTCAAGAGCTCGTGGGTATAAGCGTGCCACGCTGTAAAAGATGTCTCAACCGTTTGCTTCCCGAATGATCGAACTCTCTCTTCAAACACAGCCTTAGATGCCTCTTTTCCTTCCTCCCCCCATCCCGACATCCAATAAAACTGATCCGTGTCTCCCGTCTTCGAGGCCCAGAACCACTTCGCGGCTCTCGCAGCAGGCATCCAGCTACTACCCCCCTGAGCTTGCTGCCACGAGGATATCAAGGAATAGTCTCCTCCCTCAGAATTGATATAATCGATTACTACTTCAGTCGAACTCCCCTCGCCGCTAATGAGATCCCACTCCTTCCCCTTATCGTCGACCAAGGTGGTTGCTGCCTCTGTACCGAACCCCCCCTTCGGCTTCAAGATTGTTGAAATCCGATCAATTGCTCCGGCTTTCCGGATCCCCATCTGATGCCGGGTTAGCTCACTGACATAACTATCGATAAATCGATCTCGCAGAAAATCACGACTCGTAGATGCGACGTCCGCTGCCTCATCAATCCGCTGAGCAACAGTATTTCGGAGGTCCTCATCCTTGATCTGTCTCAGGATTTTCGCACGGATTGTCACGAGAGATTCGATCTGGGTGACTTTATCCGTATGACTCATACCCTGGAACACCTCAACACCGAAATTCCCCTGCAAGCGAAAGAGCTCCGGCTTCTGGAGGCTCCAGATCTCGATGGGGAACCGATCAAACGTATCACCTTTTGGAGTACCCTGAGCCCTGAACCTCAGAGACCCACCGACATCAATGCGCCACACCCGTCCGGCGGCATCAACGAGCATGTTGTCTCCGGAGAGACCGGCGGAATCCCAGTTCGCGAATACCGCATCCGCGACGTAACCTTTCTGCGCTTCCTTGAACGCTGTTTCCCTCGCTTCGCCCGAAAGCTCGCCGATTGTCTTCCCTTCGACGAACTCACTTAGCTTAAAGGTTTGATCACCGGCATCCTTGTAGAGACGTGACGGCGGAACACGGATCCCTGCAAGTCGGTAGAGTTCCTCGGTCAGGAACTCCTCTCTAAGCTGCTCCTCGTTTGCGCCGTACTTGCGGACCCATCGCTTGCCGGAAGAGTCCTCGACCAGTTTGGCTCCTGTGGAACCGCCAAGGTCCTGGACTTTGCGGAGGTTCAGACCATCCTCTGGGAAACTTGCTTCGTTCGGAAACGGGTCAGGGACCGGTCCTGTGGGTTCGGGGTCTTTGAACGTGGACTTGCGGCTTTTCTTGCTTCTGCGGAACCGACCGGCCCAATACCCGTTCTCATCCAGGACTTTCTTTCCCGCACGTGAGTTAATCCGAGCGATGTCATCCGCACTGGCAATTTTTCCGCCGATTCCCTTAAAAGCGTTCACGGTATCTTGATGAATCTGCTTCGCTAGGTCCAAGACATCGCTCGGAATGACACCCCCGAATTTCAGATCCTTCTTGACCGGCGGCTTCGGGAGCCGTTTCTTCTTGGGATTTATCTGGTACGCTTCCGGGATCCGGATCTCCTCCCCGGTCTCAGCGTTTACGATGATACGAGTACCGACCGTGAATTTGCCGTCAGGGAGGATGATCTTCTTTCCGACGTTTGCGTTCACCAGCGACGCATCGGAACTACCCATCGGCGTCCGGGACTCGAAAATATCTTGCAGAGCATCCACTGTATCAGCCGGCACCACGACGGCCCCCTTGGGGAGTTTCTTCGCGCCCTTTATCAGTTGCTTCGGTACTACAACCTGATCAGAGCCGCCGTCTTTATCAACAAGAACAGACACCAGGAATTTACCACTCCCGGGGTCCACGACTTTCACACCCGCCTTGCTGTTCAGCGCAGTAATGATCTCTTTCTTGTTACTCGAGGAAAGCTCACTGAACTCTGAAATCAGGACATCTGCTTCATCCAATGCGGCAACCGGGACAAGCGCCTTCTCCCCTTCAATCTTCGCCCCCGCCGTCGCAGGCCTCGGCGCAACCTTCGGTTTCTTGGCGAGGATCACGTCGTCCGGGATCAACTTCAACACCGCGCCTTGTGGACTCTTGAGCGATATCGCGACACTCTTTCCGTCCCAACCCGCCTCGAGAAGCTTCTTCTTGGTGATTGCAGGATCGACGTTCCTGAGATTAAAGTCAAGCAGGGCATCCGAAATCCTCAAGGCATCGTCCGTTGTGGTGGTCGTCACGACAAAAGTCTGCACGGGCGGATTTGATGCAACAACCTCATCCGGTACCTTGAGATTCGAAGAACCACTGATGACTCGTGTGCTTGAACCATCCCATCCCGCAGCGCGCAGAGAAGCATTCGCCTTTCCCCCGTCTAATACGTTCTCTTTGAACAGAGTTACGCGGGACTCGATATCTTCGAATTGCTCAGGCGAAACTTTCTGTCCTTCGACCCGAGGGGGCTTTGGCACCGGGAGCGGAGACGAAACCGCATTCGCTTCCGGCGAGACGGGCAGCCCGGCCTTCTTGCGAAGCTGCTTCAGGGTCAGGCTCTTGTTATTCTGATCTACGAGACCACGGACCGTGATCTTCCCCTCGCGGAATAGCGCTGCTTTCCGTACACCGAGAGCTTCTTCTTGGATCTTCTTCGGTTGTTTCTTCAGCCATTCCCCGTACGTGATCTTTGCCGGGACCTGCCCGTCCATTGATGCGCGGGTCCCCTCCGGGGCCTCCTTCAAATCGATCCCAAGTTCCTTCCAGCTCTTCAACACGGGAACAATCGTGGATCGGCATTTATGGTGCATCGGTGGCGTCGGATGCGACGTACCGACCTCGAAAGTTCGTCCATCCAGAGACATGCAGATATCAGTGGTTCGAGCATCGAGTGTTGCGACATATTGAACCGCCTTAATGACGTCCATATTCTGCTTGAAGACCTCGTTACGTGCCTGCGAAGAAACGTGGTTCGTCGAGGTCTGGACAAGTGTTCGTGCGTTCCGCCTCAGCTGCTGCATCGTTCCGCCGGGAACAGACTTTGTCCCGATGATCCGGCGCATGATCTGATCATTATTTTCGCCCAGCGTAACACCGATATTCAGTTGCCTGGAAACCTCTGTAGCCGTCCCTTCTGCAAGTCCGGACCACCATTCGCCGTAGAGCCGCCCACGGAACGGCTGACTCGTAAGAAGAGATCTTAGGGTCGCCGGAGACGGCTGAGTGAAGGATATCGCAAGCGGGCCGGTTGACTTCTTGAGTATTCGCGATTGCCACTCGGATTCAGTAGTCGCGAAAGCACTGAGGCTCTTTTTCAGCTTGTCGTCAGAAACTTTCTTCAACCCGGTGATCATGGTCCCCTTGATCGCCGCCGCTTTCTTCTGCAACCGGGCGACCTTCTTCGGAACGCTCCCTGTACCGCTGATCTGAGAGAGCTCTGCTTGTATTTGAGAGGCGAGGTCCGGAATGACCTGCTCGTTCAAAATCCGCATAACGCCGGCGACTTCGCCATTCTTGAACCGCTCGAGGTTAACCGCGTGCTTGATCGCGGAATCCACGAGCGCTTCATTAGCCGTGCCTCCGGTGGAGGTGAAGATATCAGGATTCAGCGTTCCTCTTGACATCGTGCGGACCGTACTTTACGTTATGCACCTTCCCGTTCAGCGAAGCGATGTCTTTGCATTCCGCTCGGACCCTGCTCCGGAGTGACGCGTATTCCGAGGAAGTCACTTCCTGCCACTGGCTGAACCCGGCGGCATCGATCCACCGGATTTCGGCACGGTACTTACTCTTCGTCGATCCCTTGGTCATCGACCGGTACTCCCGCAAAGCTAAGATCTGACCCCTCCTCGTCCAGACGTTCGGCTTCTAGGCCCACGTCCAGGCTCTCGTCTAGGACTGCGTACCGCTTCAACTCTTGCAGAAAGGTCTCGCGGGTGATCTCTCTGGCCTTCCTTGCCGCAATTAGGTGAGCAACGTTGTTCGCCGCACGGACAGAGATGCCGAAGTCGCTGAAGATGTCGAACTTTGCATCCTCGGGGAGCTGGACTGCGGACCAATCCGCCGCGTACTCAAAGGCAAGGCGGATCAGGGCTTCTGCACTGGTGATCCAAGCCTGGATAGACGTGTGAGCCTTGTTTTCATTAATCGCCATCCCCGTCGCCGTCGTATGCGATGATCGTTCAATCAGAGGTTGCAGCCCCAAGACCTCCATCCGTTCTTCCAATTCACGGAGATCTTTAGCGCCTGCTTCGATCGCCGTTCCCCGGTGCTCTACCCACTTCAGGTCTGAGTCTGCCCGAGTGCTGAAGTTCAGAGAGTTGACCGAAACAGTGATGCCGTCGTCTATTTCCTCCTGAGTAAATCCTTTCGCAAAGAGGATACCCATCCGGGCGAACCGAAGGATGTTTCGTTGATCAGATGAGCTTTGCCAGTGCAGGAGGTTCAGCCACGCAAGATCGTCCAGTGGTGGCTCTGATTCCATGAATCCGACGCGGTTCGTGTAGAGGGTAGCGAGGGGGATCTTCCCGAGGGTGTTCGCCTTCTGCGATACCTGGACCCACTTTCCTTCACTGTTCTGTTCATATTCGCTGATCCATTCTGGCGTCCAGACGACGACCTGCTCCACCTCCTGGTCTCCGAACTCGCCTCGCGGTCGCATCACCCACCGGACATAACGTATCTGTGTCAGCGAATTGTTCTCTTCCCGCCATCCGATGAGGTCTCTTGCCCGGATATGCGTAAAAGTTGGCCGAAGCCCGAGATCACGCTCCTCTGCAAGGGTACGGACTCCGGAGGCATCGGGGAAATCCACGAGGACGTGACTCTTGCCGTAAGCCAGCGCGTCCCAGAATACGTCCGCTGCAAAGTTGGTGATGCTCCGACCAGTGCCGTCCGCATCAGGAAGCAGAGAATTCAGAGGGTCGGGGAGCTCAGATTCTACAACAATAGGTCGGCTGAAAGGCTTCGCAGTCAACTTATCGACGGTATCGCTGAGAGCGGAGTACAGAACCGATCGAGCAAGACGAGCCTTGTATCGCAAAGGCTCTTCTTTGTCTTCTCGCGGTAGATACTCCTCTCCCGCGTTCCGCATAGCCGGAGTCCCTCCGTGGAGGGCATGATGAAGCTTCCACGTCTCGTTCATCCTGCGGTAGGCCACGCTCGGAGTTCGGACGCTTTCTTTTTCAGTCGTAGGCATCTTCGCGCCCTTTCACGTACCCACGGAATTCAACCAATTCGTCAATCACCGCCTCCTGCTCACGCAAGCGGTCGCCCCAGATCTCCGCCTTCTCTTCAGCATGGTTGATCCCCTGTTCAAGCATCTCACTCTTGATAGTATTGATACTCACGTTTCGGTTTGTCCAGAGCATCCCCGCCACGCCTGCAAGCGTGACCGTGACGAGGATGCCCGAGACCGCGAGCCCGATTGTCGCGATTAAGCCTACGATCCACCTCAGCCGCGCTGGATCTTGCTTTCCAGTCTCCGCAATGCTTCTTCGTAATTCCTCGTGCCGTTCTCGGTTCCGATCGTCCTCTCGCTGAGCGCGTTCGTCGGCTTGCTCGACATGCTTGACGACGAGGTCAGTGAGGTTAGTGAGCCCTTCTTCGAGTCGCGTAATGCGAACTTCGAAGTTATCTTGTTCATCGCGAAAACTAGATGTAGAGCGCGTAGTTGCACGTTTTGTGGCCTTTGCCATTGAGGATTTCTCCTCGGTTCACAGAGCAGCGAGAGCAGTAGAGACTGCTACTTGAGCAGCGCGCCTGAACCCATCGCGCACCTTCGCTTGAAACTGAACCACCTCCATGGCAACCAGAGACGCTCCGATTGAGTTCAGTTGCTTGATGTTCTCCGCGTGTCTCTGATCACCGGACGTGAGCAAGTTGACGCTTTCACTGGTGATGCGCTGTATGACGTCCTCAAGCTTGACGCGGGTCTCAGAATTCACGCGGTCGAGTTCTTCTTGGAACTCGGCTTTCAGTTCTTCTACCATGCTCTCGAATGACATAGGAGCTCCAGGTTAGGGGTTGAACAGCGGAACCGTAGCATCAGATTCCTTCTTCGCCTCAATCAGTCGGCCGTGAACCTCCCAATTCTCACGTCGGAGATCCTTTTCTTCTTCGGTTAGATCCGGGTCCTTCTCAACAGACGTGAGCCAGGACTCGGTGGACTTATGGTAAGCGTCAGCGGCGTGAAGGAACGCTTTATCGGCGCACCCCACCATCAAGATGCACGGAAGGAGCAGCATCGGCGCAACGTTCTTCGGTGACGCTTCGGGTTTGCGGAGCCAGGTAAAGAACCCAGACGAAGACGCCGCGAGCAAAGCGGCCTTCCACACCATCGGACCGATGTCACCCTCCATCGTCCTCAGCCCGAATCGCGCCAACAGTACAAGGCCGGTAGACACGATCATCGCATAGACCCAAATCGGGACCATCCTAAACGCGGGGACGCTGCGAAACAGACGCTTCAGGACTTCCACTACGAGCGCAGTGGAAGCGACGATGCCAGACATCGTGGCAAGCTCTGGGTACGGCGAATCTGGCGCTGCATTCTGAGCGAAGACTGGAACAGCGGCGAGAAGGAAAGCTGCGGCGATGAAGAAGTACCTCATAGTTAATCCTCATACTTGATGTAGGGCTCCAGATCTTCTACTGTCTTCTCACCGATGCCCTTGATGGCAAGAAGATCGTCACGATTACGGACAGGCGATTCGTCTCCATCCTCCGGGTGTATGCTCCACCAGACAAGGGCAGCCTTACTCCTCGGTTGCCAGACTCCGGCAGTATTCATCAGTGCGAAGAGCTCCTGCTCTGTGATCGTATTGATATTTCGCCTCTTGGGCATCATCTCAGATTCACCGAGCTTGTCCTCGATATTACGCAACCGGCTACGGATAGACTCCAAGCTCTCGACCAACTCAGTGTCGTCGATCGTTATTCCACCGACGGGGAATAGGATAACAGTCTCTCCGTCCTCGTCTGTAAACTTCCCGGTAAACGCGACGTCCATTTCGCCCGGCTGATGTTTCTGAATCAATAGATGGACCGTTGCCACTTCGTCATCCCGTAGCAGGATCGCCTCTGCATCAACCTCGGGCGCTGGTTCAGGCGCTGGTTCGCTACTCGCAGGGACCATCGTAATGTCGAGCTTCTCTGTGTGGAAAATCCTTTCATCCTGGTCCCGGAACAGAACCTGCAAGCTAACGTCCACCTCCTCACTCAGCGCAGCGTCGAGTTCTTCAGCCTTCCAAACGAACGGAGGATCACCCTGAAACTTGCTGGCGATGACCCCCTGATCCTCGTTCCAAAGCTGCCAGATTACCTGATCGGGGACTGGCTCGCCTTCCTCAAGGCTGAACGAGATATCGGACGAACCGATCTCATGAGTCGGAGGCTCAACGCCTGTAAAGATGGCGGCACGTAGCGGGACCGCCACGAAAAGGACGATCGCGGTGATGATGAAAGGCTTCATGGTATCTCCTATATCTGGCGGCTTCCGGCCCGGCCTCTCCGGATCGGGTGATCATGAGCGATGAAGTACCCGAACGCATCGCTTATATGCGTGAGCATTGGATCCTTCTTCTTCTCGATGTCTCCAGCGCTCCCCTCGAGTACCCGGACACCCTCTAGATCCCGGATCAGATATCGACATCTCTTGTGAACACAGACGTGGTGAACGTTGTCCATAGATCGCAGGCGGCTGTTCACCGCGTTGACCCGTGAGCGCTCTGATGGATTATTCGCCGGAACTCGGAACTTCAAGCGCGAACCAAAGACCGACTTCAATCTATCACGAACAATGTCCCAATCAGAGCCGGCTGCTGCTGACTTCCGCGCGCCGCCGGTCGCATCGCCGTAGCATATAACATCGCCCGGATGGTCCCCCCAATCGAGGATCAGCTTGTCACAGACCTTCGCCGTCCGGCTATCGTTCTCAATATACACCTCTCCGATGACATTCGTCACAAGCGGGTAATCCTGCAGGACGACCGCCGTCCCGGGATTAACGTTGAAGTCGAAAGAAAACCGTAGAGGATCCCCTCGAACGTACGGGGGCTCGCCGATGTTCGCTTCGGAGAACTGGTAGTATGCTTGCCCGACGAAAGAAACGAACGACGCTTCGTACTCCTGCTGAAAGGTGAGGAGATCCATGCTCCGGCGAGCCGATTCAAGCTCTCGTTCCGCAAGCAGCCGACCGAGTGTCTTCCAATCCTTTGCCTCAAAGGCCGCAACTTCTTCCTTACTGACACAGACCTCACGCTTCGCGCGGAAACCGAGGTACAGCGGAAGGACCTCTGCAGTTGTCCAATGGTGACGAGCCCATTCGCCGGACTCATCAGACCGTGCTATCTGATCAAGCTCGTAATAGTGGTTCCGACCCTCCGGAACGCCGATGAAATCCGCTGTACCGAAACGGTCGGTCAGCATCGGTCGAACGTGTTCGCTCCAGACAGATGCCTTGACGTTGCCGAATTCGTCCAAGACGATATGATCCATCGGCTTACCCTCGGCACGTTCTGCAACGTCCATGCCGAGAACCTGGACCAAGCAGCCGTTAAAGAGAAGTATGCTCAGGTCAGATTCGCTGATGTCACCGTCACTCGCTATGAACTCCGGCGGAATCATCGCCTTCAAGTCGTTCCAGAAAATGCGCTTCGCCTGCGCATGAGTAGGTCCGCCGAACACGACCCATCCGTCTGGGTACTGACACCGAAACGCTTTCCGGAGCCCACGACGCTTTGCTATCTCAGACTTCCCGCCTCGCCGCCCCGCCGGCACGATGTTCAGCCGCGCATTGGAATCAAGATATGCTCGCTGCTTCGGATGAAGGTGCATCGTCGACCAACGTGTCGGCCGTTCAATCATCGCCACCGGCGCTTCCGATCGGGCTTCACGTGGTTCGAAGGAGGCGTCTCCTTCGAACTCCCCGACCGGCGCTGCAAGCGGCTCCGCGATGTCAATCATCGGTCTCAACGTCAACCTCTGCTATCTCAAGTTGTTCCATCAAGCCTCGCACCCCGGCGGCACTGATCCTCTTCTGGGCTCGCTCAAGGCCGAGGAGCTTATCTTTGCGTTGCTGCGCAGATATAACATCCTGCGACTTGGACTCCGGGTCGCGGATAATCGAGTTATAGACCTCGATGGCTTCGCCCTTGACTTCATCAACCGTTTTGTCAAGCGCGGCGATCAGTCGTTTCCTCGACTCCGACAGTATGTAATTCTTCGAGGCTTGGCTCAGCGGTCGCTCAAGCTTCAGCGTACGGCGAATCTCTTCAAAGATCGTGGCAGTGCTGCACTGCTGGGATAGCCGTTCCATGACGATCGGTATAACGAAGTCGTCGAGATACTGGTTCAGTGCTTCTTTGGCACTCCGCTTCTTCAACCGCTGTTCCTCTGTGAGAAGATTCACAACGGAACGGGATCCGAACGAAGACGGATTTCGCTGTCCTGTGAAGTGATCCATTTCTTTTCACCGAAGTTCTCAAATTCCGACCACAACGGTTGAGCATTATAGTTGAACCGATTCTCTTTGACAAGACTCGAATTCGATTTTGAGGATCTCAAAAAACCCACCTAGAGTAGATCTTGAGTCTCACCCCCGAGCTCTTGAATCGCCTGAAGCAAGACCTCCGCATTGTCCAATCCGACTGTTTTAATTATGCCGGACTCGAGCTTTCGCTGATAACTGACGTGCCAGCCACACCTCGTGGCGAATTCTTTTCTCGAAATTCCTAGCTCTTCTCGTATCTGGCATAGGTAGAACGGGTCGATGCAATACCTCAGCTCACGGACAGGGAAGATCTCTTTCCTACAAACCACGGCCTGACTCGCGATCTGCAAACCGGTCGTAGATTTATAGACTGCTCGTGAGAAACAGGATCTGCAAAGCGCCTTCTTCCCGTCGAGCGAAATGACCCACGATCGGTGCGACGCACGAAATTCTCCACAGCCGGGACAGACCCGTGAAGGAGCGATCTTGGATAGTACCTCGATTCTCTCATTCAGCCGCCTCTCGTGTTTGTAAAACGCGACATCCTCGGGATCCTGCCAGTCACACTTCTGCTCGTAGATACGCTCTATCTCGTCTAAGCGGATCCGTGCCTCTGCAAAGATGTTCTGTTCTGATTTCTCGGCCATCGTGTTTCCTTTCTGTAGCTGTGATTCTCAACTTACACTACCAAAGCGCATGAGACAAATCGCCCTTACGTGACACCCCCTAATTGGAAATGGGGGATTCCTACCAGCCCCTTACTCAATTCAAGCCCTAAAAGGGCTACCTCTCACAGGACCTCTCATTCTCTCATTCTCATCTCCTAACCCAAGATCCCATGGCAATGATTCCTCCCGGGGGAGTCGCACGATATAACCCGGAATTGAATAAGGGGCCTGTGGAACATCCCCATTTCCAATTAGGGGGTGTCACGTAAGGGCGATTTGTCTCATACTCCCAATTACTTGCAGTTTCGATTCTCACATACCCTCTAAACCGCCGACCGTGATTCTCACACGACCGACAAACGACTCGCTTGATTCCGATCGCCCTTACGTGACACCCCCATTTCGGCATAACTTTGGACCGCCAAAGTCGAAGGGCCTTGATTCCAATTAGGGGGTGTCACGCAAGGGCGATTTGTCTCACGCGCCCGGCCGCCTCTGTTGCGACTCTCAAGACTCGCCCAAACCACCCCGAAGACCTGAACTTGCAGCCCTGACCATCTACTACTTCGATTCTCAAGACCTGCCCAAACCGCCGGTCTGAAGAGGTTTACAACGTCTGAGCCATCCACCACAGGATTTCCTTTTAACGCCTGTTTATCCGCCGTGATTCTCACACAAGTTCCTATTGAGCCAATTCCTCGAATCGCCCTTACGTGACACCCCCATTTCGGCATCAAACCACTATCGACTTTGGACCGCCAAAGTTTTCCAATTAGGGGGTGTCACGCAAGGGCGATTTGTCTCATACGCCCAAACATGTTCGCTACGACTCTCAAGTCCCACCAGTCCCGCCCGACAAACCGTAGATCCACAGAGATCGGCTGAGCTTTGCAGCCTCCGACCTCGTGCAATCGACGAGCCACTGTAGAATCTTCTTTCCGTCTTTCACCCACCCCCTGCGATATAGTTCAGTGAAATCACTGTCCCGCAGGATCAACTCCTCTCCGCTGAGTTGCAGGAAGAACGCGGGAGTACCACGCCTGATGAGTTTCGCGATTCTCGCCTTCTGCAATTTCGTTGGTTTCGCAGTGACCTTTAGTTCAAGAAACCCGGTCCATTTCGGGTGGAACACTTGCAGATCAGGCCATCCTGGTGCCTGCATCCCATGCCCGTGGATGTTCAGAACTTCTGCGCCGGTGTCCTGAGTAAGCAATTTCTTCAGTACGGTTTGAAAACGGGACTCAGTCATAAGCGATTCTCCGTAAGCAGCGCCCCATGTCCGCACGAAAAGCTCGAAGCTGCGAGTGTCGGTCTTCGTTTTCGTGAGAACGCGGTACGCCTCATTTAGCCGAGCCATATCGCGGTTGCTTCCACCGCGATCCGGGTGAAGCTCTTTTGCACGACGGCGGTAAGCCTCCTTCGGATCACCGGGGCCAAGAATTTCACGCGCCTCAGATAGATTCAAGGATCACCTCTTTCGGGCTTACGATGATGGTTCCGTCGACTACAGCGGCGCGAGAATCGACAAAGTCCGCAGCGCCGTAATGCCGAACCCCGTCTTGGTCCACGACAGTGATGAAGTGATCACGGGCTACCCATTCACCGCCATGCAAAAGCGCCGCGACGTATGCGGCATGGCGCGCGTTGAGAGCGCGCACTGTTACCGCCAGACCATCCTTCTCCCTGTAAGCACAGAAGGGTCGTTGCGCCGCCTGGAACCGCAGGAGTGTAGAGATCGCGCTCCCCGGAGTATCACTTACGGCTGTAAGTCCGCAGATATCACGCAATTCGTTCAGCTTTTCGGTGAGGGGCGAGCCCATGATAGATCTCCTAACTTCGCTATGACGGTGTATCCCTCAGGCACGTCCTTGAAGTATTGCCCGCCATCCGCTGTCGAGGCAGATGACGCGTGTTCGATTTCGCATTGCCCACCGGCGCAAGCGGCAGCGAGAACATGTACCGTACCGTCTTCATCCTCCTGGAGCTCGTCGTAGGGAACGGGCGTGTACTCGCGGATCAACCGCCGCCAGAGCGCTTCGTCTTCTTCTGTCGCCACGGCTTGGCGCGGCATGAACGGGAGCCGGTCATTCCCCTTCGGCGCGAATGACATTGCAGCAACCCGAGAGGCATCTACGGTGAATTCCTCGTCTTCTTCAAGCGCAACTGTACACGAGACATTGTGCGTGAGCTTCCCGAACCGGGTACCGGGTTTGACCCAATGGTCATAGACGGTAGCAACCGCGTCCATGAACTCCTGCCCGCTGATATCTTTGAGGGTGATTGCATCGTCGGGGACCTGGATGGGGAAGGTAATGGACCAGTCCGTGCGGCTTTTATCGAAAACCATATGCGGATTGATCTCGCGAAACGCCTTCGCGATGGGCTCGTTTTTATTCGCAGTCACGCGTCGGAAGAATCGTCGCGCGTGCTGCGGATGGATGCCCGAGCTGACGCCGCCGAATTCGAGACTCGCCGTGCCGCTAGGTTTGACACAGGTGATGCGTCTCGCCGGAGGGATGCCAATGCGCTCGGCGATGACGCGATTTTCTTCAACACAGATACGAGCCGCCGGCTGCAGCGCCGCCGGGGATAGACCGATCTCTGGGTTGTCCATAATGCCCGTCAAGCTGACACCGAGCAACGCATCCCGTGAGGCGGTCTCTGTCTCGATGTACTTAAAATCTGTGTACGCCGCTTGCAGCGTCCCGATGAACGCGGCGGCGCGGCATGCGCCAAAGAACTCCGCGTGGTCGCGGCAAGCCGCGACGTTCACTTCTGTGAGGTTGCAGAACCCGAAACCGGTCCTGCCGAGCCGAACGGGGTCCAATCCGATTTCGCCACAGGGATTCGTTCCGTATTCGGTCGATGGCGTAAGGAAGAAGCCGGGCTCAAACTCTGTCCGCGCCCGGCGGACAACTTCTTTGAACTTCGTTTGATCGTAGCGCCCACGGACGAAGACCGCGGAATTGTTCGCCATCGCTCGTTGCTTGTTCTTTCCGGTCCATTCAAAGTTCGCTGGGGCCTTCGCCTCCATCATCTCTGAATCCTCAGGGCTGAAGAGACAGATGAGCGACGATCGACGAATACCGCCAGCAAGGACCGCTTCAGCGATGTGACAGATGGAATCGCAGACCTCAATGGGTCGCAGCTTCCGGGGGTGCGACCAGAATTCACGAAGCGTTTCCAGACAGTCGCGCAACGGAATATGACCCGGTGCTTTGCCTCCGGCGTTAAGCGGCGCTCCCTCTGGACGGATCTGTGAATAATCGAATTCCACGTGGTAGCCTTGCGTGACAGAATGGAACAACCGGTCCACGGCATCAGCCCACCCTTCGATTGAATCTTCGACGTGATGGTGATAAACGCGGGATCGGTCGATAGGGACGAGCTCCGGGATCGCTTCTACGTGGTGAGTCTGCACGGAGAATCCGACGCCACAGCCGCAAAGCAACAAGTAGAAGATTTCGGCAAAGACGCGCGGACGATCCGCGAACGTGAACGAACAGTTGTACATCCGCGCGTTGTGCCTCTCGATCGCGTACCCCGCAAACTGCATCGAACGCATGGACGGGAGGACCTTCTTCTGCCGGACGAACTCGAAGGCGGCATGGATCTCATCCGCAAGCTCTGGCCAGCGGTCAGAGTGCATTTTTTCGCTGCGCGCGACGGTCTCGAGGAATGTTTCACGCCGCGTACCGGTGAACTTGGCGTATTTCGCCGCGTGGATGTAGCCGGAGATCGCACCCGGGTCCGGCTTCTGCCTTGCAGCACGTTCTCGGTCACGCTCACTGCGGTATTCGATGTATCGCCGCGCCGAATCCGGATCAATCTTCATCAACTGGTTTTCAACGATTCGGTGAAGGTCCTGAACAGTGACTTCATCCTTACCGGTGATTTCGCGCAGCGCGGCGTTCGCGACCGCTGTCCCGTCACCGCCCGCCTTCTTCACAGCTTGCTCGATCTTGCGGGAATCATAGCGCTGGCGAGAGCCATCTCGTTTAATTACTTCCATAGCCCTAGTCCTTTCAATAGAGATTGAAGTTCACGGTTGTAATCACGCTTGTCCATCGAGTCCCAGAGTTGTACAGACAAGACCCGAAACTTCCGTATTGTAGCAAGTTTAGCCGGATTTCGCAAGACCTTGAGAAGATCCAGGTGAATCCAATCGACATCGCCGACCTTCGGAATCGCGGGTGTCGCGCCGGCGATCGCCATCATGCGGTTCTCTTCCAGCGGAAAGTTAGGTTCATCGGCGATCCATTGAACAGTCGCTACCGGCGGCAAGGATGCCAGGACGCCCATCGTTGATAGGTGGTCATGACAGAGAAAAACGTCGAAATCGATTTCCCTGACGGTATCGTAATACCGCGTGATCGGCGGGGCATCCAATCGGAGCATATCCCGCAGATCCAGGTGAGGCACTCGCAGCTTCACCCGGCGGAGTATGAAATCGTTGTAAGGAGAATACAGGGTCTTCATCTCATCACGGCTCCGAGAAGGAACTCATAGAACCGCTGACCAACAGTGTGATGGAGATCACGTCGAGGGTTCCACAGAGAAAATGAAATCGCGTCGAATCGGAGACCCTTGATCTGCCGCTCGATTTCCTGCAAGGGCAGCCCCGCGCTGGGGTGATCCATCGCGCATTCCCAGTCAGCGACGATATCTGTATCCAGGTGAACCCAAGTGAACCCCTCTGGTTGCTTGCAGGACATACCGTGGCGGATACCGCTTTGCAGGAGAGCCCGGGCTTCGAGAGGATCCAGGACAGTACCGCCGACAAGCTGCACGTTTTCGTCCGGGATCGTCTTCGCTTTTGCAAGCTCCATGAGAAATTGATCGCCCCGGCCCGTCAATTTCGCCAGCGCCATCCCGCCGAGGTGACCGGTTTCCGTCGTTTCCTCAGTATTAAAATCACCATGGCTGTCGAACCAGACGAGATTCAGATCGTCCGGCAAACAAGCGCGGAATGCAATCGTGTTCACGCAATCCAGAGAAAACAGGGTGCGCGGCTTGTGCGCAATGATGGCCTGGAAGAGCTCCGCCGGGCCGTCGCCTCTCACTTCAACGACGTTCGGGACGCTGACTTCTACGTGACGGAACACGAAGTAGGGTGCGAAGACGGCCCTACGCATGACGCCAAGGACATCGGGGGTACAATCCCAGTCTGTCTTTCTGAATTCCGTACCACCCATTAAGTTCTCCGAGTGTTCGTTCATCGAAGGCTCTTCTGCGAGATTTCCAGAGTGTCCCCATGTCAACGTCGTGTTCCTCCTCGAAATCCCCGATCCGCCGTTGCTGCCGGTCGATGCTCCTGCCGACGTAGAACCGCCGCTTGACCCAGGACCAGTAGTCGCAGCATATACTCTCGAGCGCTTGCATGTCGCAGCGTTCCATGTATGCCGGAGCCCACTGTTCCACGCGACTCAGGAGCTCTGCACAATTCCAGGGATCCGGCTCTTCGCCCGTAGCGTACTTAAACCCATCGATCGGGTTGCCGGTTGTCCCGATGTCCGGCGCGTCGATGGGCAGCCCGCACAAGCGGCCGAGCATATCCGCAGTCGTATAAGATGCCCACGCGCCATTCCAGCGGATCCGTTCGAGGCGATGTTCCAGCAAGGCCCAGTTATCGCACCGGTCGTCACTGAAGCCTGAGATCAACGTATCCCAGCCCACCTCGCAGACATGTTCAAGGTGTTCCTGATGCGCGCCGCCACGAAGGCATCGCCGGTTAGTATCAATTTTGAGACTCGGCCATTGCTGTACTGTCCACGGGTCGCTCCGATGGAAGACGTACCATGCGCAGGCATCGTTATAGTACGTCATATAGAGCATCGTTAACCAAGCACGATCCGACTTGGTCCACCCTCTGGTCGCCTCTAGGAACAACGGATGGACCGCATCGAACCCGCCGGTGATGAGTTGTCTCTCTGCAAAGAGCAGGAAATCGTCTCTCACAACCATGTCTCAGGCTCCATCTTGTATCCGAGGCGTTCCATGATCAGCTTGGCGTCAGCTTGAAACCGGAGGACCTTCTGTTTCCGGCGCACCCAGCGGAATGGAGCTGGCTGGTCAGTAGTCATCGTGGATGGGAGGTCAAAAGATTTCGGAGATACTTGGCCGAGATTGAACTTGCGGCCGATGTCGTTCACGACGGCGGCGGGATCGACCAGCAGGTCTTCGAACTTTACTCTTTCAGCCGACTTCCAGTAGGACAGGCCCCAAAGATGGGCAGATCTCCACTGAAACATAGCTCGTTCTTCGATGCTCATATCAAAGGACCACCCCGGCGGCATATCGAACTTCCACCACCGCCATCCACGATGGGTCGGCACCGGGTGGGCGAAGAATCCGAAATCGCAGTACCATCCATCGATTAGGCCGTTGATTGTGCTGGCGAAGTTTCGCGTGAGGTAGATATGCTCGATTTCAATGTTCGGGAAGACCTTCTCAAGCGCGCCGGGTCGATACACGTTTTGAGGGGTTTTGAGGACCAGTGCCTTCCCGCGAGGATTTTCGTAAGGCTTGGGAAGGACGAACGGCGGTTCTTCGAGCTTGAAGAACCGATCCCAGGGCCGACGGTACCCATCATAGTATCCGATTTTGTCACCGAGCCAGGATAAATCAGCCCAGCGACCGATCGGTCCGTCCCAACGGCCGAACTGCATGAGCAGCCGCTTCCGCCATCGTTTCTCAGCGTTTTCTTCGTAGAGTTCATCCGCGATGAGGCGACGCATGAGCTCAGGGTTTGCGGGGTTCGTGAAGCTATCATCATAACCTGTGAGCCGATAGCCATTGCCGCTTAAACGCCAATACGGCTCCTCTTCACCTGCAAGTGTGATCACCCCGGGGAGCCGAGACAGGGCTTCCTTGAAAAGAGAACTGCCGCTTCGGCTTGAGCAGACGATGTTGATGACACGGTCAATCGGCCCGTCCGTCAGCGGCAACATCTCATTGAGTACGTGGCGGAGCGCCGGCGGTTGGCGCTGTCGTAACTCAAACATCAGTGATCGCCCTTTCTACGTGCTGGAGGATTTGATCCCCGTTCATCCAATAGACCTTGCAGTCCGTTTCTGTGAACCGGGCCGCGACCCGACGGGCGCAGTGCCAGTCTTTGATCAGGTTCTTGGGATCGTAAGGCTTTTCGTTTCCTTGTGCCAAGCGGCGCTGTTTCACCCGCTCGATACATTCCTCCATCGGGGTATCGAGGAATAAGACGTGGGTCTCCACTCCGAGTTCTTCGAATAGATCCGCCCATCGCTGGAACGTATGACTTACGAGCAAGCCTTCGAAGAGAACGTGCCCGCATGTGAACTCTCGAACGAGCTCCTCAACCCGATCCTGATCTGCTATGCGGTCGCATCCGCCGCAAACCGTCTGATACGCCCCTACGACGTGGAGGTCCAGGTCTGGGAGGTAGTATCCGATGACCTTCTCGCCCTCGAGGATCGTCTCATGGTCATACTTCTTTAAGAGCCGGTGGACGATGTGACTCTTCCCGGATCCGTTGGTCCCGCGTATATTGAAGATCATACTGTGGCTCCTGATTTCTTTTGTTGGAGGTTGTACATGCTGGACCAAACTTCAAGGTAGGCTTCTGATCGTTCCTTCGACGGATCCACGGCGTGGACCTCATCCTTGAAGTTAGGGTAATCGATTTCTTCGACGAGCTTGGCCGCGAAGGCGGCGAATTCCTTGCGATCCGCAAGGAATCGGTACCGGTAGTCAGATTCGGGGGTGTCCTGAACCGCAGTGCCATTGCAGGCTCGTCGCAGCTTATCCGCGTCTTCTTTGCATCGGCACCGAACGATCAGGACGGTCGAAGCGTGCTTGTGTTGCACGACACTACAGAATCCGTTGCGAGTGAAAATCCACACAGTTTATTCTCCTGGATACGTGGAACGTGGGCGGCCTGCGCCGGTACGGGCTCGCTCATACTTATCAAATTCACAGAGACAATGCTCGATCTCCCGGAGTTCGAACGGCCAAGCGCAGAGGAGGACATGAGCATCCAACGCCTCAAAGCTGCGGCGAAGCAGCCTGCGCATGGATTCAACCGAAGGCTCCATACCGAGACGCTCCATGCCCCGCTTCGCGCCGGGGCCGATGTTCGCCCACGTCATCGTATCTGTAGGCTTGTCGTCAGACCACAGGCTCGTCACGAACCTGAAGTCGCAAGCTAATTCGTACGCGACGAACTTGCCGACCATGAAGCAGTTCGTCAACTCACTGCAAAGATTCTGCATCGTACCGTCTTCTTTGCAGAACTCGACGACATTCGACGCTTCCGAGACGGCATCTTTCACCGCGTCAAGATAAGTCTCATGCTTCGGCCGTCCGGCTTCTCCGGTTGTCATGTAAGCGCCGGAAAAGATTTTCTTGCCCTCTGCGTGACGAGATCGGATGTATTCAAACACCCTGTGGTGCTCAGAGATCGGGACAAATCCGAGATTTTCCATGTGATCTGAGAGGTTGAATAGCCGCATCCACCAGATGTTGAATACGACGTCTTCGGGCGGTTCAGAGTAGCGTATAGCCCTGTTCAACGCAACTGTTGTCCTGTCAAGCTGTCGGAATACGTTCGTGAACTTGTACCGGCGGAGAACCGGATCATCCGTCCACGGTTTCGGATATCCTTGTATCTTGTTTAAGTATATCTGATGTCTTTCGTTTATCCAGCCAAAGAAGTCACCAACGGAGCTAGACCCGAAGTTGTAATCTTTCTTACTCATCGTTATCCCTTACCATGGAGGTTAATCGAATCGCCAGGCTCGGAGTACACGTTACTTCGCCATTCATGATGAAGCGCAACGATGTCTCAGAGACTTGAAGGTAGTCGGCAACCGTTTTCAGGGAGAATCGTGATTTCGCCCTGACTACCAGTGTAGGGCCGTATCTCGCTGCAACTAGCCGGTCCTGTAGAAGCAGTTCCAGTTCATCCAAGTCGGGGATCTGAAGAATCACCGGTTCCCTCTTAGCGACGGCTGACATCACGGGATCTAGCTCCAATATCTTGTGGGTGCCCACGACATGAATAGGGTAGTCGAGATCAGTGACGCGGATTCGCAGGCGCAAATCAGGTAGATGCAGGTAGTCACCGATGACGACCGCACGTTCTTTCTGGATGCCGGACTCTGTTTCTACGGACAATAGCATAATCTGCTTCGACGGGTCTCCCCGTCGAAGCAGTAGTGTTCACAGCGCGGATCCGAGCAGAACGATGTCTTCATTACTGACCGGACCGCCGTTCGCGATCTTCTTGAGGGACACCGGAGTCATCTCACACTCCAGAGCGTAGGCACGCCTGGATCCGTAGGTCTCGATGCCTTTCTGGATGAGCGTCAGCGCGTCCTTGCGCCTGACCTTCTCCGCCTTCTCTTCTGCCGCGATCGCCTTCTTCGCACGGTTCACGATGGTGGATACTGAGCTTGCCATGATATCTCCTTTCTAGGTGATTTCGTCGCGGACCGTCCGCGGCTTAGGAGCTACGCGCTCCTCGTTATTGATCTGGCGTAACACACGCTGTTAACGACTTTAGTTTCCAGGCGAAACGGTCGGGGGAGCATATGCCAAGCGCTCCGGAGCCTGAGGCGGGTCACCTGCGCTGAACTTTCTCCGTCTTGCACAGGAAGCCACGTGTTCTGCGTTTCATAGAGATCCTGGATTGCAGCATCCCAACGCCCGGACATCCTGTGGGGCTTCGTTGGCTTGAGTACTTTGGTAAGCGACTTCAACGACGTAACGCCCGCTTCTGATTGTGTAATGTCCGTCCCTCGTTTCACAGTATGCATTCCTCCTTCGGTTTATCTTCTCGCCAGCGCAGGAACCGGGGGAACTTAAGATGCCCCTTAGCGCCCATGTCTTGGTATTCAACTTCGCATACGCGCCCGACCAAGGCTTCCCGCTTTTCATCTGTATCCAGCGACATTCGGTACTCGGCATCGAAGCCGGTCCCCACACGTGCGATCTGTTTCAACTCACCCCCTACGTACGCACCGACGATCAGACACTTCAGGCCGCCGAAGAACGAGGTGCTGTAGCTCATCGGTGCATCGAGAACAATGCAATCGACGGTCTTGACCGGCTTCAACTTGTACCACGGACCGAGGTGGCCGTCCTTAAGGATGTACCCCTCGATACCCTCTGCTTGGATGTCTCTCAGGCATCTCTGAACATCTAAAGGCGGGGATACGCTGAACGTCGTCGGGGGCTCGAACCCATGCGCTCTCAGCCATGAGTTGACTTCTTGCAGTGGGACATCGCCTAGGCGATCTACTGCGAACGGCGTAAACTGTAGCTTCGGGCTTGCCTCATTGATGAGGGTCGGGATACTGGTCGCTTGGACATCGTCAGCATGGAGTTCCCCCCGAACTGCAAAGCCGAGGGGTATCCGGTCGAATCCGAGGTGCATCAACTTAGGCGCGTAGTTTACTTCACGTTTCTTCTTGAAAGCGAAGATGCCTTCGGATTCCCGATAGACTTCGACGTAATGACCGTCTGCTTTATGCTGCGCCCACTTGACGTCTTCACCTCGGTAGTCGTGGATCTTGATCTTCGGGAGGTATTTCATACCCGAACCGCTCCTTTCTCAAGGCGCGCACAAGCGCTATTGAGATATTTCTCGCTGACGTCGCCCGTAATGAACCGACGGTTAAGAGCCCCCGCCACTACGGCAGTAGTCCCGCTCCCGCAAAAGGGATCTCCGACGAGATCGCCTTCGTTAGTTAGTACGCCGATAATCCGTTTGAGGTACTTCTCCGGAAGCTGATTCGGGTGTAACGATCGTCGTTCTTGGTTATTGCCTTGGACCCGACCCCAATAGCGGTCGAATCCCCAGACATCCAAGTCCATCCGCAGACCGGAATCGCTCGAGGTTGCAGCCCTTCCGTCGTTGTAGATGGAGGCCCTGTCCGACGGAACAAGGCCAGCTTCGCGGTTGATGACAGGGTCCCCCCAGGAGAACCATAACCCGTGACACTTGCTCTTCAAGAATCGGTTCGGCTGCCATACGGCAAACCGGTAGTGCCAGATGACCCAGTTCTCCAGCCGCATCCCGAGGCGGTCCCGAGCGTAGCACACAGCATTCGCCGCCCAGCGATCCGGGACGTGCACCCAAAGAGATCCATCGCCTGCGATCGAAGCCCCGGCGCGCTTGATGCACGTTTCCAGGAAGCGTTCGTAGAGATGGTCATCCATGTCATCATCCCAAGTATCGTAGGCCTCGCCTTGATTGAACGGCGGGTCCATGAAGATGAGCCGAGCTCCGGCCATTTTCTTCAGGGTCTCCTCGGCACGGCCGAGATACATTTCACCTTTGTCAAGCCGGTACCGGAGCTCAATCATCTTTGCCTTCCTTTACGATGACTTCGTAGTTGCCTTCGCCATCATAAGTGATCTTGGCTTCGTAGTCCCGAGTAAGAGCTTCGCTCGTGAAGACTTCCTTCCTGTCGATGGACGTAGCTTTCTTGTGCGCGACATAAGTGTACGCCGCGAACACGAGGATGACCAGTGCGAGGAGCAGGAGCTTGAACTTCATACGTATGCCTCTCTTTCTTGCTGTCGTCGTTTCGTTTTCTTCAGGACGGGCGACTCTGCCGTGGTTATCCGAGATGTCCTCGGTTTGATGATCCCGCCGTACCGCACGACGATGAGCTTCTCCATCGCGGCATCGTTGAGCTTCCACTGCAAGCCCATCTTAGTGCAGATCTCTGTCGCGAATTTCTTGTGCAGCCGAATAGCTTGTTCGTCGTCCCCGCCTGCGCGGGCGATTAGTGCTAGCGCAAGCTGGAAGTGTCCGAGGCTCAGCTTCGGCCCCCAGTCGAAGTCGTGGTCCTTCTTCCAAGCGTAGAGGTAGTTCGCGAGGTCGAAGCGCGGATTCAGCGCGTATTCAATTTTCATCCGACCGTCGTGCGCGAGCCCGGCGTCAGGATGGTGGCCTAGATAAATCATGCGCATGTCAAAGGCCGGCGCTCGTAGCTGTTGGAGCGCCGGCCTAGGTCCTATGTCAGCAGGTTAACCGTCGCCGTTAAGCTCTTTGCGAAGCTTCGCAGTTTCCTCTAGCAGCTTGGACAGCTTCGCCAGTTTCGGATCCACAGTGATACGCTTACGCTCCCGGGCGATGCGCTCCATCGCCTTGCCGCAACTGTCGATGGCCGTAGGCGCTTTCTCGTAGTCTCTGAATACTTGGTCGTAATTAGCTTGCGCCTTCTCCAGTGCAGCGGTCACTCTGGCGACACGTTCGTCGTGATCGCGGATGCACTGCTCGAAGTAGTGGCGGAGCGCGATCGTCTGGGCTTCTTGCTGCGCGAGCTCTTCAAGTCGCTGCCTCTTCTGGGCCGGGGTCATTTCTTTCTTCTTCGCCATCACTGTGTCCTTTCGCTGTGAGGTTGTCGGGAAAAAACGATCCGGCCGCTAAGCCGGATCGTCCTTTGGGCGAAGTAGGATTCAGTCCTCTTCGAGGAGTTCGGCGACGTCGATGCCTTCCGACTCGAGCTCGGCTTGCAGCTTCTGCGCCATCTCCTGCATCTTTTGCAGCTTCGACGCTTTCTTCCGCGTCTTCTCATCGCCGAACTGACGAAGCGTCTTGGCTTTCTTCCGGTAGGATTCGGCCAGTTCCTTCGCCTTTTCAGCGTTTTGGTCGGCAAGGTGAGCTTTGAAATCGAAGAAGGTGGCTTCGTCGGCAAAGTTCTTCTTCGTCATCGGTTTGTGTTCACGAGCGTTGAATTCCGGCGTCGCGGGAACTGCCGTCAACTTACCGTTTTCATCGTGAGCCGGATTCCCCTTGGCGTCCATCGCCCCTTGGATCGGGTACTGCGCCTTCTTCTTCCGCTGCTTTCTCTGCTTCGGCTTTTCGGCTTGTTCGGCGCTCTGTCCTGCCTTCGTTCCCGTTCCGACTTTCTTCGTGGTCCTTGCCATTGTGAGTCTCCTTTCAGGAGGTTCATGAAATGCGCCCGACACCGGACGCGAAAGCGCCTCACGCCGTTTCCGGCGCGAGGCGCGAGGCGGTTTAGTCGACAATGAACACGTCGCGGACCGCTGCCGCTTTATTGTGAGTCATTCTACCATGCGGACGGCGGAATGCAGGAAAATCTTAAATACCGCATATATCGGTACTTACGTGAAATGGGCAAAGCTGAGGTTCACGTAAGTACCGATTTGTCCTGCACTTACGGGATTTGCCTTTGCCAGCGACAATTTGAAGAAAATTGCGATTTCTTAAATACCAGATATATCGGCACTTACGTCGAGGCTGGGCAGGGACGTTTCTGTAAGTGCCGATATACTTTGTAGTTACGCGAACGAGCCCACAGATGCCGTATAACGGCTCGCGGCCCCACGCGGCCCCACGCGGCCCCACGCGGCCCCACGCGGCCCCACGCGGCCCCACGCGGCCCCACGCGGCCCCACGCGGCCCCACGCGGCCCCACGCGGCCCTACGCGGCCCCACGCGGCCCCACGCGGCCCTACGCGGCCCCACGCGGCCCCGCGTGGGGCCAGTACCCGGTGATTCAGACGTGTCGGAATCGCCATCGCCACCATCGCAGCGAGGACTCGAAGACAGCTTTTTCGCTGAC